AGGTCAGTTGGATGACGTAGAATACTTTCAGAAAAAACTTTATAAAGCAATGCACGTTCCTGTATCTCGACTAGAGGCTGACTCTGGTTTCTCTTTGGGGAGAGAAAGTGAGATTACTAGAGATGAACTTCTTTTCAGTAAGTTTATCGGTAAGTTACAAACAAGATTTTCACTACTTTTTGGTGAAATACTAGAAAAACAATTACTTCTGAAAAACATAATCACTTCTGAAGAATGGTCTCAAATAAAAGATAAAGTTCATTTTAAGTTTGAAAAGGATCATTATTATACAGAATTCAAACAACAAGAAACACTAACTCAAAGAGTTAGTCTTGCTAGAGATATAGAAGACTATGTCGGTAATTATTATTCCAGAGAATTTTTTAGAAAAAATATTCTCAGACAGTCAGAAGAAGAAATAAGAATCGAAGATAAACAGATACAAAAAGAAAAAAAAGAAGGTGAGTTTGAAGACGATACTGACACTGATGACAATTACTGAGTCAACAATGTTTATAAATATTAATAGATAATTTTTTGGAGATAAGAATGGCAGAACAACTAGCACAAAAAGAATTTAAAGCCGTGGACATTGTGGATTTTGCAATGAATTCACAACCAATAAAGGTAAACGATGCTTTTGATTCTATAATAGCAGACAAAGTAATAAGTTCTTTGGCGACAAGAAAGCAAGAAGTTTCTGCTAGTATGTTCAAAGATAAACAAGAAATTCCTGTTGAGGTAGAGGTAACAACTGAACCTGAAACAGAAGCACAACCCACGGAGGCATAATGGCATTTGCAACAAGAACACTCATAGATACAGGATCAACGGCCACTGGTAGTGGGAAAATAGTAATTATGTGTGATTTTAATAATCACGATGGAACTGGATTAATACTAGATGGAAGTGGAATTGGTGGTTTTGCTGCTAATGCTAATGTTAGTATTCGTAGGATAAGATGGGGATTAACAAGTGGAGATATCAGTGAAGATGGAAGTGGTTCTGTATTGATTACGTTTGAAGTTCCAAGTGGTACGGATATATCTGCAATCAGACTTGCAGGTGGTGGATACTATGACGGGCCAGCAATTAATGGAAGTCACGCTGGTACTGGTGTTACATCTGCAGACGTTAATGCAGTCGCGGTTCATGCAACTGGATTTGCTATGATTGAATTTTCTAAAACTTCTGGATTTACAGCCTAATGAAATCGTTTAGAGAGTTACAAACCGAATTGGTATCGTTGAAAGAAGATGGTCATACTGATGTTGCAAGTGCAGTCAGACAGTGTAAGATTGTCATAGAAGACGCATCTCAAATATTGAGAAAACTACAGAGTATGGATTCAGAAGAATCTTTGCCTACTTGGTGGTCTAATAAGATTGCAATAGCATCAAATAGTTTCAATAAAATGAGAGACTATCTATTAGTTCCAAGCACAGAGTCAGTCAACGTTAAGGAAGATGTTATTGCCCAGTTAAGAAGTATAGTAAAAAAGAAAAAAGAATCGGATATAACTTTCAAATCTGGAACATCTGTACCAATTGATGCAGATTCAGCGAAAACTCTTTTGAAGACATTTGATTCACTAAATAGTAGTAATAAGAAAAAAACACAAGACAGCATGAACAAAGATACAAAATCATTCATGAAAGTCTTAGATTTTGCATTTAATAACGTAAAGTAAAAGGAAACTAGATGCCCTCTTTAAATGAATTTTACATCGATAAAGAAAAACGAGAATTGATCAATATGATCTATTCAGCAAAATATATAAGTGAAGAACAAAAAGAAGTGATGATGGGTGCATTAACAGAAGCGTTTAATGTTAAACAAGAGATTGAAGTTTTAAAAAACGATATTCGGGATTATACTCAAGACGAGATACAAGAGAAAGACCCTGAGAAAAAAGCAAGAATAAAAAGACTAATTGCTAATAAAAAAGAAAAGATTAAAGATTTTGAAGACAGACTAAGAAACCAAGCACAAAAAGATAGAGAACGTTCATAAAAGGGATAGACAAATGAAACTAATTTGCGAGTTACAAGAGGCTGTAGATTATGAGCTAATTGAAGCAAGTACTGAAAAACCGAAGCAGTATTTTATCGAAGGTATTTTCATGCAATCGGAAGTAAAGAATAAAAATGGTAGATTATATCCTTTGGAAGTTCTTGAAAAAGAAGTAAAACGTTATGTGAAAGAATATGTCGAACCAAAACGTGCATTTGGAGAGTTAGGTCACCCTGACGGACCAACTGTTAATTTGGATCGTGCTTCTCATATGATTACTTCTTTGGTAAAAGAAGGGTCTAATTTCGTTGGTCGAGCAAAGATACTTGATACACCAAACGGAAAGATTGTAAAGAGTTTTATTGATGAAGGTGCAAGGTTAGGTGTTTCTTCAAGAGGAATGGGAACTTTGAAATCAGAATCAAAAGACAAGGCACAGGTCGTTCAAAACGATTTTTTTCTTGCAACTGCAGCAGACATTGTTGCTGATCCATCCGCTCCTAATGCTTTCGTTGAAGGTATTATGGAAGGTAAGGAATGGGTTTGGAATAATGGTTTACTCAGGGAACAAGATGTAGAAAGGGCAAAGAAAAATATCGAAGCAGCCTCTTCCAAACAACTTGAAGAAGTCAAGTTGAGAGAATTTTCCAATCTAATGTCAAAGTTATGATTATTATAAATATTAACACGAACCAATTTACTATAAATTTTTAGGAGTTTCAAATGAGTAACGAAGAAATTACAAACCAAGATGAAGTTCTGGAAGAAGTAGAACAGCAGGATGAACTTGTTGAGACTCCAGAAGCAGTTCAAGAAGACAAAATGCCTTCCACCAAATCTGGAATGATCAAAGCATTGTTTGACAAAGTTAACGGTATGAAAAAAGAAGAAGTTACCGCTAAGTATAATGACTTAATGGGTGTTGCTGAAGCAGAAGATCTTGGTGGAGAATCACCAGAAGATGCAAGACCTGGCGATGATTCACAAGCTATTGGTAAAAAGAAAAAGAAATTACCACCATCTGATGCTGAAAAAACTGGAGTTAAAATTCCAGAAATCAATGTCAAAGAAGACATCGAAGCATTGGTTCAAGGTGAAGAACTTTCTGAAGAATTTAAGTCCAAAGCATCAACAATCTTTGAAGCAGCTGTCTATCAGAAAGTTATGGAAGTTGCAACAAAGAAGACCGAAGAACTAGAAGAAGAATCCAACCAGAAACTTCAAGAAGAAATCATCTCCTTTAGAGATGAGTTGACAGAAAAAGTTGACGGATACTTGAATTATGTTGTTGAAGAATGGATGAAAGAAAACGAACTAGCACTCGACAGTTCACTTAGAAGTGAAATTACAGAAGAGTTCATTAATGGTTTGAAAGGTCTATTCACAGAACATTACATCGAAGTTCCAGAAGAAAAAGTAGACATGGTTGAGAACTTATTTGATCGTGTTGAGGAATTAGAAACTAAGTTAACTGGTAAAATCGAAGAAAACGTTAAGGTTACAAGCGAACTTAACGAATATCGCAAAAACAAGATTGTCGAAGAAGTTAGTAATGACCTTGCTGACACACAATCCGAAAAGTTGAAGACACTTACAGAAGGTGTTTCAATTGAAGAAGGCGATGTCGAAGATTTTGAAAGTAAAGTAAAACAGATTAAGGAAAGTTATTTCCCTAGTCAAGTTAAAAAGGATGAAGTTATTAGTGAAGACAGTGTTAGTTCAGAAGAACAAGAGGAAACTCCTGTTAAGATGAACAACATCATGGAAGCATATAGTAAAGCTATTGCTCGTGATTAAATATTACAATTTTTTTAATCCATATTATAGGAGTTTAATAATATGAAACTAGAACAAAATTTATCTGAAAAGTGGGCTCCAGTTTTGGATCATCCAGATCTTCCTAAGATCACGGATAGTCACAAACGTGCCGTTACCGCTATGTGTCTTGAGAACACAGAAATTCAATATGCTCAAGATCAAGCAATGCAATCTGGTGGTGGTTTGTTGTCGGAAACTGCAGCAACAACACAAATTGCTTTGTCATCTACTAACCCATCTTTGGGTGGTGTAGCAGGAAACCCAGCTCACGTAAGCGTTGACTTTGCAGATCCAGTTTTGATCTCAATGGTTCGCCGTGCAATGCCTCAGTTAGTTGCATATGACGTTTGTGGTGTACAACCAATGTCTGGGCCAACAGGTCTTATTTTTGCACTCAAGAGTCGTGTTAATTCAATGACAGGTGCTGAAATGCCTGGTGTTAATGCTGATACAGTCGCAAGTGAATCTGGAACACCTAATACTGGTGATACAGTCAAAACGCCTGGTCTTTTGATCACAGCTGCTGACGGAACTGGTCAAACAGGAACAGAATTTGCTGCTTCAAGTGCTCTGGAAACAGACGGTGGTGAAGGTAATATTGCTGGTGAGATGTCATTCTCAATTGAGAAGATATCCATCGCTGCTGGTACACGAGCTCTCAAAGGTTCGTATTCTATGGAATTAGCACAGGATTTACGTGCTGTTCATGGATTGGATGCAGAAGCAGAACTTGCTAACATTCTTTCTAGTGAA